CAGATGGCGTTTCAAGAGCGGATGTCTAATACCGCTCATGTCCGCGAAGTCGCGGACCTCAAGGCCGCTGGCCTTAATCCCATTCTGTCGGCCAAACTCGGCGGCGCCTCCTCTCCGGGGGGCGCTCAAGCCAACATCGTCAACACCATGGCTCCCATGGAAAATGCCGCCCGATCGATGGGCGACAAGCTTTATAACTTTCGCGTCCAGGACGCGACCGTTGACAATATGAAACTGCAAAACGATCTGCTCAAAACCCAGATCGAAGCCAACACCATCGCAAACGCCCGTACTGGGCTGTTTACGCCTGCTTATGAGACAGGCGGTAAAATCGTCGACAAGGTTGTTGGCGGTCTTAATACGCTGATCAATGGCGGTTCTGGTGACATCATCCAGGACGTCCTTGATGCAGCCCCTGAAAAGAATGCCGGGCTTCTGCCCGCCATTCCCACCGGCTACCAGTTAGCCGAAAAATACAATCGCTACACCAAAGGCTCCGAAGCCGGAAAATACTATCGCGGCGAAAAGGGCTTCTGGGAATCATTCAAGGATGCTCAACGTGCGCACGTAGCAGAAAACCGAAATCAGGAACACAAGCGTCTCTCAGCCACTGCAAGGGAGCGAGTGCTTGATGAGGAAAAGCTCCGTGCCTACGGCATCCGCAATCTCGAAGCCATCCGCCGGCGAGCCGGCTATAAATAAGGAGCCTCTAATATGTCTAAGCCCCGCATAAAAAAATTTGGCGACCGCTCCGCGGTGCGCCAACACATCGGCGAGGAATCGCGCGTCCAGCAACACCTCGCCAAAGAAACCGACATCAATTACATCATGTCCAAATATCAAAAGACCGGCCTCTTCACGCATGTGAATAAGTATGCCGGTCAATACGGCGACTTCTCCGAAGTCCCTGACTACAAAACCGGACTCGAAAGAGTCCAAGCGGCCGACGAAATGTTCATGTCGCTGCCCGCCAAAATCCGCGATCGTTTCTTCAACGATCCCGCGCAATTCATCGAATTCGCAACCAATCCTGATAATCTCACCGAGATGCAGGAAATGGGACTTGCTCCCAAAAAAGCGCAGGCCGCAGTGGAGCGCCCACCACTCGGAACGAAGGCCGAAGCGGACCCTCCGAAGGAGGCCCCCAAACCCTGAAAGGGAGACCAGTGATCCCCCTTGTTCTTAACTGGTCTGACTGACACCAAGTCAGTCTCAACAAAGGAGTGAAATGACCATGAAACGACGCTCAAAAATGAACCGCAAGAAGAGCAAGAAGCTCTTCACCCACACCGCCGGTTCTCACCCACGCAATCGGGCGAATCCGATGCGTGGCGGCATTAGGATGTAATCCATGCCATGCTACTACCCGATCTCTGGATATCGGGCTCCGGGAGGCCAGATTGCCTTTAGCAAGCGCTACGGCTATTCTGACCTCCCAATCTCAATACCGTGTGGCCAATGTATAGGATGTCGTCTCGAATATTCCCGACAATGGGCAATGAGGATTCTTCACGAATCCTCTCTCTACCGGGACAACGTCTTTCTTACCCTGACCTATCGGGACGAGGATCTCCCCGAGGACGACTCTCTCAATCTCCGCCACTGGCAACTGTTCATGAAGCGGCTCAAAAAGAACCTTGGCGGACGCCAAATCCGCTTCTTTCAATGTGGCGAATATGGTGAAACCACTCACCGCCCACACCATCACGCAATTCTGTTCAACATCGACTTCGATGATAAAACACTTCACAAAGTCACCGAAAACGGTGACTACCTGTACACCTCGGAACTACTCGACCAGACATGGTCTCACGGTGACTGTTACATAGGCTCTGTCACCTTCGAATCTGCCGCTTACTGCGGACGCTATGTCATGAAAAAATTGACAGGCGCTCGCAAATCAGAATACGGATCACGTGTGCCTGAGTTCTGCACACAATCTAGACGCCCCGGCATTGGTAAGCCGTGGCTCGAAAAATGGAAAAGTGACGTCTTTCCTCACGACTTCTGCATCATCAACGGCAAAAAGGTAAAAGTTCCGAAATATTACGATTCCCTAGTGGCTTCTACCAATGACCACTGGGTCTACGATGAAGACGGTTGGCCCCGCTTCATCCCTTCTCTAAAACTCACCGATTCCGAAAAACGGAAAGGTGCAAGACAAAGAAATGCGAAAAAGCATTCGTCTGACAACACTCCCGAACGATTAGCCGTTCGCGAGGAAGTTCAACAAGCCCGGTTAAACCGGCTCTCTAGGAGTTAAAACATGCAAACTGCTATCATTTTCTCGATCTATGATCGCAAAGCGGCGTATTACCTGCCGCTCTTCACGATGCGTTCCGATGCGGACGCTATCCGCCAGTTCACTGGCATCGTCACCCAATCCGAAACGGACGTGTCGAAATACCCTGCCGACTTTGATCTCGTCTCTCTGGGAACGATCGATCTTGAACACGGCAGGATCGAACCTGATTATCCGGTTCGCACTATCATGAATGGCCTTGTGGCCTTCCAAACCGCTCAGACTGAGCGCGCGCGTTACGCGAAAATCCTTTCAAACCCTCAAGTGGACATTGAGGACATCATATCCGCACAGTCCTAGCTGTCGGACAACTCGGCGACGCTCCCCCAGGCGTCGCCACTTTTTTAACGGAAAGGAAAAACCTCATGCGCTCAGTCATGAAACACAGCTTTTCGGAAGTCCCGAAAGCTGACATTCCGCGCTCAACTTTCATGCGCGACCATGGTTACAAAACCACATTCGACTCGGGGTATCTGATCCCGGTCTTTATCGATGAAGCTCTTCCCGGCGACACGATGAATCTTTCGATGACGGCATTTGCCCGTCTGTCCACGCCGCTTCATCCCTTCATGGACAACATGTTTGTCGATTCCTTTTTCTTCTCTGTTCCCATGCGCCTGGTCTGGGACAACTGGCAGAAATTCAATGGCGAACAAATCGATCCCGGCGATTCCACTGATTATCTTATCCCCCAGATGGTGGCTCCAGTGGGTGGCTATCTCAATGGCACCCTGTCTGACTATCTTGGCATACCCACACAGGTTGCCGGACTCAGTCATTCTTCCCTATGGCATAGGGCTTATAATCTCATTTGGAACGAGTGGTTCCGCGACCAGAACCTGCAGGATTCTGTCGTGGTTGATCGTGACGATGGCCCTGACGATCCAGCTGATTATGTTCTACTCAAGCGTGGCAAGCGCCACGACTACTTCACATCCGCCCTTCCATGGCCTCAAAAAGGCCCTGCCGTCGACCTGCCTTTAGGGCAGGAAGCGCCTATTGTGCGCCTTAACGCTGGTGCTGGGTGGATTGGCTATCAAGCCGCTACCGATGCGCCTCTTGGCACAGGCAATATCCAGTCCGTTGCACCGAACGGGTTCCTCGTTAATGGCACGTCTGGCCTTTCCGCTTCTTTGGATCCAAACGGCTCTTTGATCGCCGATCTCTCGGAGGCGACTGCCGCCACCATCAATCAGCTTCGCGAAGCCTTCCAAATTCAACGTCTTTACGAGCGCGACGCCCGAGGAGGCACTCGCTATGTCGAAATTCTTAAAGCCCATTTCGGCGTTACATCGCCGGACGCCCGTCTCCAACGCCCGGAGTATCTCGGCGGTGGCTCATCTCCCGTCAATGTCAATCCGGTCGCGCAAACCTCTGCGACTGACTCGACCAGTCCTCAGGGCAATCTCGCAGCCGTCGGCACGGTCGGCGCTCATGGCCATGGCTTTATCAAATCGTTCACTGAACATTGCCTCGTTCTTGGCTTTGTCTCCGCTCGAGCTGATCTCACTTACCAACAGGGCCTCAACCGTATGTTCTCGCGCCGTACGCGCTGGGACTTCTACTGGCCTGCACTGGCTCACCTCGGCGAACAGGCCATTCTCAACAAAGAAATCTTCGCTCAAGCCACCTCGGCCGATGACGAGGTCTTTGGCTATCAGGAGCGGTTCGCGGAATACCGCTACAAACCGTCTCAAATCACCGGTCAATTCCGGTCCAATTTCGCCGAATCGCTGGACACTTGGCACTTGTCTCAGGATTTCGCCGCTCTTCCGCTTCTCAACGAAACCTTCATCGAAGAAAATCCGCCCGTGGATCGCGTCGTCGCGCTGCCGGACTATCCTGATTTTCTTTTCGACTCTTATTTCCGACTCAAACACACGCGTCCCATGCCGGTATATTCGGTCCCCGGTCTTATCGACCATTTCTGAGGATCACACTCATGTGGCAAGCTGTCGGCGCTATCGGCTCTTCCCTACTCGGGGGACTTTTCGGCTCTTCCGGAGCCAAGAAGCAAAACGAGGCCCAAATCGCCTCTGCGCGTGAGCAGATGGCGTTTCAAGAGCGGATGTCTAATACCGCTCATGTCCGCGAAGTCGCGGACCTCAAGGCCGCTGGCCTTAATCCCATTCTGTCGGCCAAACTCGGCGGCGCCTCCTCTCCGGGGG